GGTCCTGATGCTGCTGGTACTCCACCAGCTCCAACTGTTACGCAATAAGTTCCTGGAGTTGCATCAACTTTTGTAAAACATAAATTATCATAAGACTTAACAACACCACCTGCTCCGCCTCCACCACCAGCTTCACCAGTTCCACCATCACCACCAGATCCACCGCCAGCTACTAAAAAGAAATCTAAAGGTCCACCTGCAGGTCCTGGGCTTACCCAGTTATCTGTTTTTACTTTACAATAAACGTCAGACATTGACCACACACCTGGAGCTTGAGCAGATATTCCTGCTTCTTTTACAATAACAACACCTTTACCACCACAGTTTCCACTTCCTGAATACCAATTAGCAGAACCTCCACCACCTGTTCCTGCTTTTCCTGTATTTCCTGATGATCCAACATTTACACATGGAGTAGAACCATCACCTGCTCCACCATAACCACCCATACCTGTCCAACATCCACCACCGGCTCCACCACCGGCAAAAAATCCTGCTTCTCCAAATTCTGTTCCAACTACAGGATATGCACTTTTAGCAATTCCTCCACAACCACCAAAAGCTGGTCCAACTTCTGCAGTTCCTGCTCCACCAGCACCGCCGCCACCACCTGCTGCGTCTGTTCCTGTTGGACTTCCTGGTCCACCAGCACTTCCATAACCTGTTAAACCTCCTGAAGGAGATTGATTAGCGGCACCTGCACTATCATTACCAGCACCACCTCCGCCACCACCGGATCCTCCAGCACCACCACATTGACCTCTATCATTATTACCACCAAGACCACCACCATTTGCAGTAGCTGCCCCACCTGGACTTGCTCCGCAAACATCAAAAACTGAATTTCCACCAGCTGTAGTATTTCCTGGTCCTGTATATTCTCCTTTAGCTCCGACTGTTACGACATAAGCTGTTCCACCTGAAATAGTTTTACAACCTAATAAAACACCACCACCGCCGCCACCGCCGCCGTTTCCGCCGCCAGTTTTTCCACCTGCACCGCCACCACCAACAACTACAACTTTAGCTGTAGTAGTTCCAGGTTGCGATGTGAATGTTCCTGAACATTTAAAGATTGTTTTCTTTTCCGCTTGAGATGCGGATACTGTTTGAGTAGGTCCGATAATTCCGCCATTAGCCATAGCTGATTACCTCCTAAGATATGACGTCGAATGAAATAAATAAATCCAGATCACCCGCCGCGCTTGCTCCACCTTTTAAAATGTCACCTTCTTTTAAATAAATTGGCGTGTCTAATATAACTAAAGAAGCATCGGCTGGCACTGAAATTGTTTTTGCTAAATAAACTGTTGCGTCTGCTGCAGTTGGAGTTACTCCATCGGCAGCGGCTGTTCCTAAACCATCTACAAATACGCTAACGTCTGCTGCTGCAGAACCGTCTACGTTGGCTACTGTAATTCTATTTACTTTTACAATAACATCTGATCCACTAACTGTCATTAAAGTATCAGTTGCACTAGCTGTTAAATTCCAACCAAAATTTCCACCTTTGATTGTTGCTACGTTTACTATATTTGGGTTTGCCATAATTTAATTCCTTTTAGTTATTTAACCGAAAATCATTGCCATTGCAATAGCTTTTCCTGTTGATACTCCTGCTGATCCAAAACTTACTACCCCAGAACCATTAGTTACTAAAGCCTGATTTGCTGTACCGTCTGCTGATGGTAAAGTATATGCAGGCTGAGCGCCTGTAGTGCTTGGAAAACCTGATGAAACAATATCTGTTCCATTATGGAAACATAAAACTGTTCCACCAGTAGGTATTAAAATACCTGTCTGACCTGTTACTTTAAATGTAATGGTATTAGCTGCTGAACTTCTTGTTGTATTATCTACAATGATAAAAGGTTTTTCAATATTTGCATTAGGATCTCCTGCTTGTGCTGCTATATCTAAAACTCTAGATCCACCAGTAGTTCCTGATAAATTAATCCACATAGCTCTACCATCATAAGTTCCTGTAGATCCATCTGGAATTGTTAAAGTTCTATCAGCTGTTAATGCAACATCAATATACCCTAGGGTATTCATGATGAAATTTAAATTATTATTTGTATTCGTTCCCCATGTACCGGCATTTTCTCCGGTTGCCATTAATTGAATACCTAAACTATTATATGTCGATGCCATATTTTCTCCTTAAGCTGCTGCTTGCGTTGTATCTACATCTGTATATGACGTATTTGTTCCAGTGTCAACATCTCCATAGTGTAAAATACCAAACTGCGTACCTATATTAACAGTTATTTCCAATCCAGTCAATGATACCCGAGTGTCATAATTTGGAACTGTTACAGCTGGATTAACAGTAGTTGTCATTGCTCCTGGCGAAACAGCCCCTACAGCCATATCATCTGGATCAATAGCACCTACAGATCCTGTCATAGCTTGACCACTAAGAATAACGTCTACTTTTGTTGCCTCAATTAAATTTCCAACATCTGTAGATATTGAAAAACCAGAAAGTCCTACATTTACATCAGCACTTTGATTAACAGTTAAAGCACCTACAGACATAGTGTTTAAATTACTAGGCATTCCTACTTCTGTGTCTTCATCAGAGTTAACACCTAGGACCCCTTGAGCTACGCTCATTTGTTGACCTGTTAAAGAAACTTCAAAATCAAAGCTAGTTGTAGGAGTACCCACTACTGTTTGAATTTGGAAACCAGTTAATGGTTCTCCTATAACTGCAGACAAGGTGCCTAACGACATAGTTGCCGCTTGACCTGGTAAAACTTCTTTAGCTTCATTAACACTACCCCAACCGTTTTCACCCCAGTCTAAAGTACCCCAACCAGGGAATTGAGTAGCAACAACTCCAGCTGCATTTGCAACCACAGTCATAGCCTGACCAGTTAAAGTTACGGTTTCATCACCTTGATCACTCCATTCATTTTCTCCCCATGTAAGTGCACCCCAAGTATTACTTGTAATATCTACAATTCCTCCCATAGAAATTCCATGTACCCAACATGCAAAATAAAAATCAGTTACTGATGCAGGTGCAATTTCTATGTATCTTGTTGTAGCTGCGTTAAAATTAGTTGTGTTTGTGTAATCAGATTGATTTGATGATCCGTCTAAATAATAGGTTACGCCTGAAGAAATAATTCCAGCTCTCATTGTAGCAGTGACAGTGCTATTAGATGTAGAAAAAATTAAAGGGTGATTATCGTTTGAAGCCGCTGATTGATCTAATCTTAGAGTTCCACTTTTAACCCAAGGAAAGGTAAAACTTGAAGGTTGTGCACCATCAAATTTAAATACATTACCTGAACCGCCTACAAGATACTGTGTACCTGTGCCGACTGTGACTGTGATTGTAGAATCAGCCATAAGGACTTAACTCCTTATGATGTTATTCTCAGAATCGCTGCTGATGTACTTGCTGTTGGAAACTCAATAGAAAAAGTTCCATTAGAAACTGTTTTAGCTCCACCAAATGAAACAACACATACTGATCTGTTAGTTGTAAATCCAGTAACTGCAGTTGTATTATAAATTAAACAACCATATGTTGTGAAAGTTGCTGAAGTCCAAGATGTACCATTTGCTGTAGATAAATCTGCAAAGTCTGTATAACTTGTTGTAGTTGAAGAAGTTCCCGTTACCCCACTATTAGTTAAAGCTTTTCCACCTGTTGTGTATCCAGATGAAGTTGAAGTAACTTCGTAAGTGTTTGTTGGATCTGCTGTTCCATCTGTAGGTGCAGTATACTGAGATGTTGTACCATCTAAGTTTGCAGAGGCTGATGAATACAAAGATAGTTTGAATGCGTTTCCAGCTGGTGTTTGACCAGATGTATTAAAGTTATGTCCACCTTTCATTAATTCTGCTTTGAAAGTATTACATACTGCTGAAGTTATAGCCATAATTTTTTTCTCCTAATCCCTTTTACTTTGAAGGTGAAGGCGAGTCAATATATAATCTAATGGTTCCATCATCATAATCGTCTCTTCTTCTTCGACCTATTTGTTCCATTGCGAACTTTTCAATCTCATTATTATATCTTTGTTCGTAATAAGTCAACATATCCGTTGGACCTTTTAAATATCCAAAAGCTTCCACCAAACAGGCGTATAGGAGTCCATTTGGGAAATTAACACTTAAATAAGTGGTTGTATTGCTTCCTGTCAAACCAGGGGGTCTTTTTGAAAAATTCACTTGAAAACTGTATGTTTTATCTGGGCATGGAGCGAACATAATTGTACCTGAAGTACTATCTGTAGCCCCTGTCATTGTAGTAGTTCCTCCAAACATTGCATAATATTTTGGAATACCTCTTCCAGAACTTGTGTCTGTAAATTTATTATATTCATTTATAAAAGTAACATCTCTTTTTTCTAAGTACTGAGTAGTATCAGGAGTCGTATCATCTTCAGTCACTTGAATAGATCTTACAAACAAGCATCCTGCAGGAGCATTAATATATTGTTGTCCAACTACCAGTGACCCTACTTGTGACGCTCTATACGCATCTATATTTAAATCTCTTAAGCACCTTAAACTTGCATTTCCAATAAACTGATCTGTAATAGTAGCTGTAAACACAGAAGTATCTACTTCACAGTAATTTTGAATTGCTGTTGTCAAAGTTGCGTATGTGAATCCGTCGTCTACAAATGCCATATTATTGTGGTCCTATCGTTTTTAATGTTACTGGTCCTGAGGATGTATTATATCCTCCTCCAGCGATTTGTCCAGTGGTTGCTGTATCAGTTCCACCTTGATCGGAAGTATCCACCCTATAATTATTTAATGGATCTGGAAGACATCTAATGGCGTCGCCCGCAGTATGTGCTGTAGCAGTAGAAGAAAAAGATCCTCTTACCACACCATCTAATACGTTATTAGTAATACCAGTATAAGCAATTAATTCTGCTGCAATAATTATTGCATTAATAGGTGTTCCATCTGAAAAAAAATTAACATTTCCTGGAGTCCGAGGACTTTCTACTTCAAATCCAGTAGAACTTGTTAAAGTTATTCCAGTGGTTTGAGTAGCATTAATCGTTCCAACCAGCGTAGTTGTAGTACTTGTCCATATTCCAGGAATAAGTTTATGTCCTGAAGCATCACAAATTTGAGCTCCCGTGATTCCATCAATAGTAGCTATATTATTAAATGCACCTGCAATTCCTGGTGGTCCTCTAAATCTAACATAACTCGCATGATTTCTTCCATGATTTTCCTCAAAAACATTTACTATAGGGCTTCCCGCTGCAAAAGTTGTAATAGGATTAAAACTTAAAAACCTTAAAGCATCTGAAGGGGGTTGTTGTGGTCTTGTTGTAGGTAAAGCTGTTGGATCCGCTGCGCTTGGTTTTGGATCTAGTTGAGGTTGTTTAGATTCAAATTCAGAATAGTGTACAAATAGTCCATTCCATTGGGTAACCATTTCATTCCATGGAAATGATTGTCCGCTAATATCAGAAACTGCTAAAGCAAATTTTCCTTTTGCAAAACGAGCCATAATTAAATACTAGGATAGTACGTTTTCGGTGTAATGTAAGTACTTGCTTCCGAACCATCCGCTGCCTCCGCTCTTAATAATTCATCTTCGTAAAGTAATTTTAAATTTTGTGTTCTATCCGGTGCATATTTCATACTTAAATAATAAGCTAAGCCCGCGCACATACATGGAACATAATAATAAGGAACGTCGGTT